TGTCTGGGATAGTTCCACTGACAAAGCAATTGTATGGCGTCACCGTGCGCGGTGCGCCCATAGCAGATTGCACCCGCCCAGCTGGAAGAAATCTCTGGTTATATAGAATTGTTCTAAAATTGTTGAAATGTGCTTCATCGTCTTTAAGCGCTTCAGCAACCCGTGTCATTGCTTCGGTAAAAGTCTCGCCCTCTGAGCGATATTTCATAGCGTGTATTTCTTCAGAAATATTCAGCGTAGGCCCGTAGTGATTTTTCATTTTTGCTCCCTCAATACTAAATCTGTTAAGTCTGCTTTTTTGTAATTTGGTCCTTTAAGAACCTTCCCGTCAGGCCTGAGTAACGGCTTACCGTTTGGCCCTAACTTGCTCATGTTTGCTGCGTGAATACGCCTCACAGCCTCGTCTAAATCCCACCCAAAAGTTGCCGCATATAAGTAATCTGTATATACTAGGTCAGCTAACTCAGAGAGCATGGCTGCAGGGCGATTACCTGCCTCTCTCTCATCAGAAACCTCACCAAACTCTTCTGCAATCAATCGGTATCTGAGGTCTTCCAAATCACGGTTAAACTTCCAGTTCTCATCAAGTGGCTGGCCCATTGCAGTGGCAAATTCTTTGACCATATCCAGTGGGGTACAATCCAAATATTCGTCTGCAGGATCATCAGGCAGGTCTTTTACTTGCTCATAGGCCTTAAGTATCTCTGCCAGCCGATCTTCTTCACAATCATCAATATCCTGTTGAGTGATCATCGTTCTGCCTCTAGTTTTTTAATAAGTCGATCCAAATACCAGCGGCACTTTTTTAAGTCCTCAAGGCCGTTTTTGTAGGGCCAGCGCCAAAGGTATTTGAAAGAATTTTGCCAGCAATATGCCTGATGGCTGGGTATATCCGCGCCTTCGGACATTGCTTCCATAGCCTCGATGCATTCTATATTTGCAGAGTTATAATGAGGCGGCTTGTCCACCATATTTGCGTGAATAGGGGGAGACGGGTGCCAATCAGTTTCAGCCCATTTCGCCATCAGTGGATCCGGGTCTTTTTAAAGGGCACTATCTTGCCCTCGGCAAGGACATCTAAGAGCTCTTCATCTGGCTCGAATACAATCTCTGGCCCACCATCCTCTTTCCCCTCAATCAGAAGTCGCTGCAGAAGCCCTTGCCTGATCAGCAGCTCGGGGGCCGCATCCAGCATCATTTGCAAACCGAGTAAAAGATCTACTTGTATCTGGTATTCGACCTCACCCACCTCTTCTTTTTCGAGATTGTGCTGGGTCATAACGCTCAGCTCGCCCTCTTCCATATCGATTTGAAAGGCGATCATTAGCGTGTTTTTGGGCAGATCAATCGGATCCATTACGGGCTCCTTGTTTTAATAAATTGAAAAAGTAGGTGGCATCGACCACCGCTAAAGGCTGCTTACGGTCTGCCTTAATGATCACCACTGGTTCCATGCCCTTTGGGGCATTGGCGATGGCCTGATCAACATAGCTGTACACCGCAATGCTTTTCCGGGCTTTGCACTCTATGGTGATCCCCAGCAACCGTCTGGCAGCTGGAGATAGCAGCACATCCTCGCCATGAGCTCCCATAGGATTGCTTTTGCAGTCATCGAGCTCTAGCTCTTTGAACTTGGAAAGTATTTTCTTAGCAGTCCATTGCTGCAGCTTGCGCCCCTTGGCTTTTGCGGACGAAGTTTTAATCGGCATCGACGTACCATTTGTGCGGTGGGAACTTGGCTTTAGATTCCGCTTGGGGTTTGTACTTCGCGCTGGGCCAACACGTTTTTTTAAAGCTGCAGAAACTACAGCTTTTACAGAGGATTTTCTTGCCGGTTTCTTTGCGCTGGAAGAACTCGTCTTCCGATTCGAAGCCCCTTTGAAAGCTCGCATCACTTTCTAGCGACCCCACGTTATGCTTGCGGCGAGCCCTGATAGCTTTGCACTGAGCAGCGGTAGCTGTGACAGGCACCACCATCAGCTCCCCGGAGGATTTATCTACAACAATCCAACCACCGGGCGGCTTCTTTTGGGCATCCGCATAACCAAATAGCTGGCCAACGTAGCCAAAATCATCTTCTGCAAGCAGGGCATCAAAGCCCTTGCTCCATTTGTTTTTGTAGGCCCAAGGTGCGGAGGATTTAATGTCTAGAACCTTGCCCTCAATATCGATATCGCTCGATCCTTTGATGGTTGTTTCTGAGACTTTCATTGTCACATCATCACCGTCACTGGTGACATCAACCTTGGCTATGGTAAGCAGCATACGAGTGATGACTTCGACACAATCGCCGATCATCATCCTCATAATGTGATTGTAGGGGAACGGTTCACGTTCCGCCCCAGACTTCTCCATTTGCAAAGTGCATAAGGGACGGCCCACATTAGACATGCGGACCCTAAAATCTTTATCGTGTTTTTGCGTGAGCTGTTTTTTGAAGGCTGCGACGAGTTGTTCAGCAGCGGCTTCAAATACCTTGGGATCTACGTCTGCAGTCTCTCCGTTGGAGAGAGACTGCATCAGACCTCTGAGTTCTAGCTCAAGGGTATCTAGGGCCAACCCTAGCTGCTGTGCTCAAGCGCGGAAGAATAACTGTTGTGCCCATTGCTGGGCTCATGATCGACTGTACCGAGAGCTGCATAATGCTTTTTCTTAATGCTGTCGTTTTCTTGGCGAGCCTGATCGTTAAACACTTTCAGGGTGGCCACGACATCAGAGGTTAACAGAGCAGGAGTATCATAGTCGATACCAAAGTTAGTGATGAAGGTTTTACCCTCCTTATGGGTATTCATATCCAGCCACACATCTCTTAGCTGTCTGCCCGACCCTTTGAGATTTTCTATCACCTTACCTAGCCCCATAAAGTTCATGCCCTTCATGTGAAACTGCACAGGCTCATTTTCAATGCGCTTTTTATCGCCATTTCGATCAACGCCATCATAGCTCACAATACCACGCATAACTCTGGTACAAACAACGTCCTTATACTGCTTTCTCTCCGAGTCAGAGAACCCCGACCAAATTTTTGACTCTGGGCGTCCACAACGCAAACCACCAAGCATATCAATAGGATCTTGGCCTCGTTTATCCATCAAAATTGATTTGTTAATCATTTTAAAGTCTTCTGTGGACTGCTGTCTCCACTGAGTGTGCTGTAGCAACACTCTCATTTTGATGTTTTCAGCATATGCTGGGCTGGGCCCATGAACATAATACATACCCATACGAAGATGGGGCACTTCCATCATAAGGTCTGGGTCATATTGGATCTTCAGAAACGGTAATTTTATTACCGCTGTTTCATCTTGGCCCTGCTCAGCAAAGATGGCTGCAGCTTCGGCAAGTTCTTCTGGGGTAGCGAGTGTTGTGAGGTCAGTCATAGATTTTCCTATGTTTGATTAAGAGTATATATCTTACCTCAATACCTACCTTAATTCAAGCTCACTTCCGACATCTCCATCCAGTTTTTTCCAACTTCCATTTCAATATCCAGAGGGATAGGCAACTTGTAGCCGAACCGTTCTTCAATCTCATTTCCAATGTCTCGCATGGCCCAGACAGCGCATTCTTTGACCTGTTCAAGTTCCCCGGGGTAGATATCAATCACAATGCTATCATGCACGGTCAGGATCAGCTTAGAACGCAGATTACGCATTTTAAACGCTCTTAGAGCCCTCACACAGGCCAAGGGGACGATAGTCCCGGTGGCATGGCTTTGGACAGGAAAGTTAACGATCTGGGTAGCCCCAGATACACGGCCATTTCTAAATCGTACTGCGTTTGGGAAGCTAAACTCGCGTCCGCATGGGATGCAAACTAAGCCATCCTCGATAACGCCATCCATTAGCTTTTTATGCCACTTTTTTAGGCCAGAATAGATGTCGAAGTATGTTTTGAAGTATTCCTGTACGTGGGGGGCTTCTCCAGCCCCCATGCCACCGTAGAGTGGCGCAAACGTGTAAGCTTTGGCAGCTTGGCGCATGGATTTAGTAACCTTATCCGCCGCACATTTATTAATAATCATTGCAGTCTGTGAATGAATGTCTTTGCCACTTTTTACATCGTCTAAGATCTGCTTATCCCCTGACAGGATCCCGGCAACGCGAAATTCTAGCTGGGAGTAATCAATCTCGCCTAATAGTCCGCCTTCAAAGCGACTAACCACAGCCTTACGCACTGGGAATTTACCGCCCTTGGGCTGGTTTTGGAAGTTGGGCCTACTAGAGCTTAGCCGACCAGTAGCAGTGGTGGTCTGATTAAAGTTTGCGTGTAGCAGACCGCTTGGCCGAGTGTGATTAGCAATGCCTTTTACAAACGAATTGAGATAAGTATTCAGAGCGTTTAATCGAGAGTATTTAGTCAGGAAGTTAATCGCCCGAGTGTTACTCTTACGCTCGGCTTGTACCAGCAATCGCTGAATAGTCATTTTGTCAGCCCGGAACCCGTTAGCTGTAGCATCAGCTGGGCCCTCGGGGATCAGCCCAAGACCCGCCTTTTTGGTGGTTGGTCTGTAGACCGCCCCAGAGCCCTCGCACATCTTACACGCTGGCTGTCGCTTGTATGGATCTCCCTTTTTAGTGACTTTGTGCTGCTTGCCTGATCCAGAGCATAGGTCACAACGCTCTGCTATAGTCCTGTACGCCAGCTGCATGTTGCTTTTAACATGGAAGACCCACTCGCTATCAGACATCCGGGGAGGATATGTGGGACGGCCATCTGGACCTAACCCAATGTTAAACGCCTTGATAAAAGCTTTCTTATGGTAGTCACTTCTAAACTCGTACCCATAGATCAGGCGGGTCATATCCTGCCCCGAGGAGAGATTGGTGACTGTATCACCCATCACCTCGATGGTCTCTTTTTCAAGCTCTGTTTGTATTTCTTCTCGCTCATTCTCAAATAAAACACGCACTTGCGAAAGCGAATCCAGGTCGATGCAAATACCGTTTCTTTCGATCTCAATGAGAAACCAAGTCATTTCGTTCATCAGCTCAAAGGTGGGCCACAGCCCACTATTGTGCTCTTCTTTAAGGTCTGCAATTTGGGCTAGATATATTTCAGCGCAACTGATTACATCCGCCGCTGCATACTCCAAAACTATTTCTAAGGGCATCCGCTCAAAACCTACGCCCTGCGCGAACATCTCATCGATGAGTTCAGATTTTTTGCGTGTAACATTACGCCGCTCAGCTGTAGCTTTAAGACTTTTGCTTTGCTGTATGCCTCGGGCAAAAATGTACTCGCCTATCATTGTGCAATGCAGTTTCGCTGGCAGCACAAAGTCCATCTCAACCAGCCAAGTTACATCAAATTTTGTATTGTGGCACACAACTAAATCAGCCCTCAGTAAATCGTTTTGAAAAGGCTCTCGGCTATCTGGATGAGGCTGATCATTATGATACCATACGCTGTTTTTAACAGGCCCGAGGGTTTTACCATCCTCAATCATAAGCCATAACGCCATCACACAAGCATTCTCCTCATGCATGGCAGAAGGGTCCATGATGTCACCTAGAGGCGATACAGTCGTTTCTAAATCAAGGACACATACAATCATGCCTCATACCTCGCTATGTCGGCATCGAGGCTACAGACAACTTGCCCATGCCACCCGGTCAGTTTGTTCTTGGAAACAGTGAGTGTCCGCATAGGATCGAGCGGAGTGCCTGATTTAGAGATACCGATGATGAAGTCGGCTTCAGCAGCCTTACCAATCTTGGAACCTTCCATGTGGGTGTAGTCAAGATAGCTTACATTTGTGGCTGAATTTGATGCTTGCGAAACGCCTATTAAGGCACAATCGTAGCGCTTTGCTGTCTCTCGAAGACGCCTATAAAGCTCTCGTAATCTCTCATGCGTGGCAGCGAAGTTACCAGAGATATGAACCTTGTCAGCCTGATCCACCCAAACCACTGCAGGTTTCTCTTTTTTAATGTAACGCTCGATCATGGTAAGATCCCAATCTTGCGCTCCTCGGGCCTCAAAGAGGCCTTGTGTTTGCTCTAAGAATGCGGCTTGAGCTTCTGTCTGATACTGCTCTATGCGTTTATCGTCCCAGCCTGTGACTGATTGATAGGCGCGTTGCAAAGTACGATCTATTGCTTCCTCATTGCCTAGCACCAACGTCTTATACCCGTTTTCAGTAAAACCCCCCGGGCCTACAGACAAACTGACTACAAAGCTTGTTTTCCCGGCATTTGGTACGGCAAAGACAACACCAAATTCTTTTCGGCCCACACCCGGAAGGTGCCGCGCTAACGTGGAGATATTAAAGGGTATGACAGCATTATTAAACTTTGAGGCAAATACGTCTTCAACAAGTAAACTAGCCTTCGGGCCAAACTCGTCCTCGTAATAGCCCTCAAGGCCAAGCTCAGCTAAATCCAATACCTCAGACAATGCGCTGGAATTGCCTTCGGCAATCTCAAGCCCTTTGTTTGCAATCTTCTTACCGAGATCTCGCATGTGCAACAGCTTAATAGTGTCAGCTACCATTGCTGGATTGAGCTCATCAGCGTAGCTGATTGAGCGGATCAAGTTCTCAGCTTCTTCAGTAAAAGCCCGAGTGGCTACCGGGTGCTGCACTTTCCACAACATGATCAGTTCAGCTGTGGTAATGTCCGTTTCGTATTTCTCATGGGCTTTTTTTAGTATGCGATAAAGCGTTTTCAGTTCATCTCCAAAAAGAGATTCGTTGAGCTTACTTGCGTTCTCCATGTAAAATTCATGGTTACACAAACTCCGTATAATTGATAAATCCAAGCTTTGACCCCTACAGTGTGAGCTACTAAGGTAGCTTTCATAACACAGTGAGGCCGAATCAAAAAGCCCCCGCTGAGTGGCGAGGGCTATTTATTTTAATCTTAGATAATTTAAGAGGTACGGATTTTAAGCTTACGCAAGTCTGGTTTTTGATCCCCCCGGCGCTCTTTGATGTCACACTGGAAATAGGTAACCCTGTTGTTACCCCTTACGAGCTCTTCCATTGCAGTTTGTAAGCGCTTTTGCTCTTCGGCGGCGTCCATAAATCCATTAGGTAGATCATAGTCTACCAAGATTAATCCTCTAGCTTTCACGTTTTTGTCTCTTTCCTAATTAATTTTATCAGCCAGCGACCCAACGTGCATTGTTTCCATGTCTAGGCATCCAATCGTCTTGGTCGCATTATTTCGAAGTTGTTTCAAAATTGATACGCTTAACGGTGGGGCTATTGGTCCGTTCGCCCAAACGGTGGTTGCGCCACATGCTGCAACAGAGGGCGTAGTAATCGCCGATAACGCCAACATACGTTGCATAGCTTGTTTTGCTGGAGTTGATTGCCGACCACAACTAACGTAGGCTGTGTGTCGCTGATCTAACAAAGGAGGCGATATTTTACGTGTTCGCATACTAACGTGTCTCCCACACTGCCAATGTTGTCTTAATTTGATCTTCATTAAGATACTTTAGATCTTCCGTTAAGTAACGCACTCTAGTCTTTACTCTTGATTCTAGCTGACTTGCCAAATCTACACTCTTTCTTGATGCGTCCTGATCTAATGCCACAACTACTTCCTCATAGCACGTTAACTGATGTATCATTACTGGTGATAATCTAGTTCCAAGTAAAGCGCAACCAGAACAAAATGGCAACCTGCTCACGGAGCAAGCTGACGCTATGTCTTCTACAACCACAAGGATACTTCCATTACCAACAATCGAGGGCCTATCCATAATGCCATACTCTAGCCATTTTGGCTTGTCAGGGCCCAAGGCCCTGCCTACAGCGGAGTACTTATCATTAGGTAAAGAGAATAAAACCCGGTCAACTGCCGGGGCATATCTAATATGTATCAGGCCACTTTCATGGGCCTCATAGCAATGGTTATCTTTCAAGTATTGGATCACTGCCGGGTGGGCACCCGGCGCAGATAACACCCTCGGTAAATCTCTACTATTTTGTGATATTGAAACCATCCTATCTCCCCCCAGCTTCGCTTTTATGGCATTTGTTGAATACCCTACAGACTTGCTACCTTTGACGCCACAGCTGGCCCTAAAACAGCCCCACAAGCGCTTACCGTCTTTCCTAGTAATAGAGAAGGTCTTGCTGCCCCCACAAAAGGGGCAGTCAATGCGTTTAGTTTCGTTTTCCCGGAGCTCAATTGGCTCTAAAAGGCTAAGTTGATCACGGTAGCTGTACATGTAGTTATTTTACCTCTTTACCTACCTCTACAATGGTAATAGTACCATAACATGCCCTATTTTAGAGGCTAAGTCATTGATGACAAACGATAAATCAATTACCTGAAGGTCGTAGGTTCAAATCCTACTCCCGCAACCAACGTAATAATATCAATGGGTTACGGCCCGGTACATGAGAATAAGCTGCCGTTTCATGTACCAGTACTTTGTACATTTCTGTACATGCTTACTACTTTAGGTGAGTTTTTAGCTATAAGCATAGTGTTACCTTAAGGCTGCTTTGATTCGTTTTGCAGTGTTTCTTGTGCCCACGCCATAGCGGTGCAGATATCGTTCCACTGTTCATCATGCATTTCATCACCCTCGGGTATGCAATCTTCACGATATCCTTGCAGCGCATCCCAGATAGTATTAAGCCAACTTTCTGTGTTAGATTTTGTAAGCTCAGTCATCAGCTTGCTCCTCAAAAACTAGCCCCGTTGTATGCTCGTATAATATACCCGCTACGATTTCGGTGGCATCTGCACTTGATGTAACGTCAAACGCTTCAAAGAAATCTATATTCAAGGCATAGGTCGCTGCAGCTATCATCTCGACGTTAGTCGTGCTGGTTTTACGTGCTTCCGTAAGGGCTGCAATGATGGTTTCTTTATTAGTCATCAGCTTGCTCCCCAAGTTAGAACCACACCCACATTTGATAGGCTACCGCCTTGTGGGCGATAAGCTGCACCAATCCAATCAGCATCCCCACCAGTGCGTACAACCCTCCAACCTGTGCTACATTTATACCCATAAGTCCGTAGGGTCTTTAGTTCTGAGCTGGTCAGATTTCGCCCCTTGCCGCCCATAGGTATCGAGCTGTTTAAAATATCTAGTCGTTCTGCCATTTCTTACTCCTTTTCCCTCTTTTATCCGTTTCATTGCACACACACCACATGTGTATGTACCGTCAGGCTCACGTATCACAGCTGCAGCTGGGCATGTACCGCACTTAATCGTCACACCCCTGTACCCATCCACAATTTAAGCTCAGCTTGTGCTTTGCTAAGTTTAATATCAAGAGCTTTGGCTTTCCTTTCCCAATGCTCTTCGCTTGCCCTTAAAGATCTGATCTCTTTAGTGAGCTTATCGATCTCCAGCTGATAGAATTGATCTTTATGAGTCATTAGCAAACTTTCTTTGCTCGAGTGCGTCAAAGGCTAATGAGAGGCAGCGCAGCTGCTCTCCCATGCCCTTCTGCACAGACCCGGTAAATAGGGCCTTGCGGGTTCCCACAGGGGCCTCACCAGCTATAAGCGCAAAGGTAGCGTTACCTCGATGAGGATCCTCTGACAGTTCGAATGTAACATGGCCCACAGACCATTGCTCACGCTTGATTGCTCTGCTTGTACTCATGCTGCTAATGCTTCCTTTCCAATTTGTGTTATTGCGTA